TCCAGGCTAAACGCGATTGCGTTGCCGTGCTGACGAAAGAACATCAGCCACGACTAAAGCCTGTAGGCCCGATTCTTTCGGCCTACGGAAATCGAACGAGTAGTTTGCAGTATCAATCCTCCTCATATGAGGTCCGTCTCAGGACCCTGGCAGCCACGGTTGCCAGGACTGTCCGGGAGGCCTTTAGGGGATCTTCCTTCAAAGAACGATTGCAGATACCTTCCAGTTCAGCCCACTATGCGTTGGGGTCTGATGAGTACTCACGTGAGTACGGCCAAATTGATTATGGTCGTAAGCACGGGGGTGCCCTTCAGCTCCTTAACGAATTTTGCAGGTCCAGTGAGGACAGGCAGAGGCCGTTTCCTAAACAGGAATTTACACCCGGTGTTATATGGAATCAATACCGGTTGAGGACTCAAGATTGCCAGTCACAGTTAGATCTTCCCTTTGGGGGGACTCTTGACTATTACCGACCATTTGGGGACACCCGAGTGGTTCCTTGCAAAATAGAAGTGGATCTTTGGATGGATAGTGAATTCGACTGGCTTCTTAAGACCAGTTCCTTGCGCTACGATACCTTACCACCACAATGGGACCGCTTTGAGCAAATTGAAGCTCTCTCTCCGCGCCTAGCGCGTCTGCATGAACTTGTTCTTTGGAAGAATAAGATCTACGACTGGGTGGTCTGGGACATGTCCCGGCCACTCTCGGAACGCCAGATGTCGAATGTGGTTGACCCTGTGTGTTTACCAGAACCCCTGAAGGTTCGGGTGATCACAAAAGGTAACCCACACCGTTACTGGTTATCAAAGGACTTCCAGAAGTCGATGCATGATGCGTTAAGAGTGCTCAAGCCTTTCCGGGCTATTGGTCAGCCGTTGGATGCAGCGGAAATGGACCGTTTGGGGCCTTTGGGTCCTAATGAGTGCTGGCTTTCGGGAGATTATAAGGCGGCAACGGACTATCTCCACCCAGACCTCTCTCTCACCGCTGTCCGAACCCTCTCAAGGGTTTGGGGTTTGAACCCGAGACAGCAGATGGTGTTTGAGGAAGGTCTGTGTGGGGCCTATCTGTCACCCTCCTGCTCAGATTCGTTTCGCGATTTTTTACCTGTTCCTCCGTTCACTCAAGAATGGTGGGACGGGTTTTCTACGTTCGACGCTGATGGGCGGGAGGTACCTCCAGTTAGAAAGGAGGTCCTGAAGGAGCAGATTTGGGGCCAGCTCATGGGCTCTCCGTATTCTTTCCCTATTTTGTGTGTGGTCAATTTAGCAGTGTGCCGTTATGTGGTCGAAATGGCTGTGCAGAGGCTCA